CTTGGTTGTAGTATTTTCAAATACCGACTTACACTGAAAGGTGAAGTCTTTGAGAATCGCCAATACGTTCATATTGTCTAATGTTTTTATAATGAACGCTTTGGCGATTCATTTGTGCTTGATAATTCGATATATTAACTTAAGTTTCAACTACTTCTGTAATTTTTACCGAATCATTGAATATTGAAACATAAGAGGTACACGTTTCTGGAGTGACGTTATTGACACAATCCAACCCAGTGCTATACTGCAAGATTATTATAAATTCATGCGTTGACAAACGTTGACAGCGGTTGACAAAATGTCTTTGACTCAAATAATCATAGCCAAATGTTGACACTACAAAAGACACATTATCTTAATCTTAATTTTTAAAAGAGAATAAAAGTATTGTATTTCAGAAGTTTGTAGCGTACTATACTGGCTGTAAAATCAACGTGGTCTACTGTCACCGATGTCAACTTTTGAAAATATATGGTTTGATTTTAAGCATTATCTTCATAACCACATTGCACCTTTCGCAATGATAAGGATTTGTATTAAGTATGAGTCATATATTATCCCACTAAATCCCACATTATCCCATATTTACAGCTTTGATGGTCAGACTATTAGCAGTAATTTTGCATTATCAAATCTATCATAACCGCATTACACCTGATGAGACCATCTACTTATGAAATACCAATACTCCCCGAACAGTTCTATTCCGTAGGTCAGGCTGCCCGATACTTCGGAGTCCATCGCTGCACCATCTATGACTATCTTCATCACCCCACCCGTCCGTTGCAGTATCTGAAAAGTCCTCGCAACGGACGCACGATTTTCCTCGGCCAGACCTTGATTGAATATAAACAGATTGGTCTGCCAAAGAAAGGACGGAAACGGCTATAACCAGGTTTCAGTTCCAGAAATAGTCGGGAGGGTCGAATAAAAAATTATCGGTTTCGACTGCCTCAGCGAGATCGAAAGCGAGAAGGAATGCTCGGTTCCTGATTTCATCGATGTCGGCTACGGCTCGAAAGTATCTTGTCGGCGAAGTCAGACCCGATGCCTCAAGCAATTCTCCGGCAAGACGCTCGGGGTTGAGTTCATCGACAAAGGAGAGGATCTCTTCCACGAGTGTGCCGGGACAATATCCCGACAACTCGGCGGTGAATGTGAATGGCACACCGCCGAGCGTTCTGCGCTGAAAGTCGTATGAGAATCCTCTTTCGGTCGATATGATTTTCACTCTCCAACCGTTTTTGACTGCTATTCTGATAATATCTTTCTGTAACATAGTTCTCTCAATATTAAGTTCACCAATCTCCGATGCCCGACCTGTCAAGTCCGTGAGGATATGACGGGTCGGGCTATTTCTCGGGAGAGAGGTTTCAATATTCCTCCGGCACCTCCATTTTCTTGATGGCTTTAATCAGGGCATCAACCATCTTTTCAATGGCCTCGGAGTCTTCAAGTACGGCTCTGAGTCTGTAAGGCGCACCGTTCTTGCCGTGTCCCCACTGGTCAAGCCAGATGTAGGTTTCATAGTCAACGTCAAAGTCCTCGTAGTAATCTTCAAGATGTTCTATAAGGGAGTTGATGTTGGCACACTTCATTTCTGCGCTGAACGAAAAGTCACGTCCGGCAGGACTGAATTTGCTGAACTCAAAATATGATGTCATTTCCTTATAGTAGATGGATGCGTCAACTTTCCATCCTTCAGCTTCTGCACAAGTTATGATTGCGCCTGTAATATCGTCTATATACATAATCTTGTTTGATTGTGTCAGCTGTGGCGGAGAGTTCCACGGCTGACCGATTATTTAATTCTCAAACCTTGCAAGGAAGTGTTTGAGTCGGATGTCGTTAATCTCACTGAGTGGTCGCGGTTGAAAATTGGTCAGCTGAGTGACCCGATGTTTGCCGTAACCTTTGGCGGTCAAATCAAGTTCGATGTCGGATAACTCATTGAGCGACACATAACCGTACTCATCTTCTATCAGTCCTATAACAATGCCGAACATTATCGTGTCATCGCCCTCTCGGTTGCCCTCAAGTATAAACCAACGGGCTGAGCCAAGTACGAATATCGCACGGCAAACTGCGTCTTTTCCCTTGCCGTCCTGGGAGTAGAGAGGAAAATCCTTCAAGGTTTCCTCCAATTGGGGTGTCTGTAATCTGCACATATCAGTCAAATTCTATTTCATCATCATATAGTTCTATCTTTGCTCCACTGCTGAACTCCACAATGAAGCGGTAGCCGTTACGTCCTACGATTGTACCACGGTGGTAGCCACGCCACGGCTCTTTGAGTTCACACTGCCGTCCGTACTCGGGGAAATCGTTATCGTCCATATTCAAGTTATTTAGAGATTATTGAAATCGGGGTCATAGATAAGGTCTACTTCAATGAGGTAGCTATAGGCCTCGATTGCAAATTTTGATGCCCACTCGTTGCGTTGGTCATATCTTCCCTTTCGGTAGTTGTAGGCAAGAGCCTTGATGTAGCCAAGACACACCTTGAAAGCTTGCTGTTGCAGGTAGCGGTGCATTGTGGTCATAGCCATACCGGTCTTTTCGGGGTTGTTCACTCTGCCGTTGACAAAGTTCTCAAACTCTTCAACGAATGCCTTGTCACTCTCTGCAATGTTGCTAAAATCAATATCGGTATTCATATTTATGGGATTTAGATAGTCGCTTGATTGTAGATTTGAGGCTCAGCAGTAACGTTGTAGATGAAGTTACCACAACGCACCAAAAGGCAGTTATTACCATAATAGAGGCGTTTCATACCACGCACTGAGCCTGAACGGTGGAAGTTGGGAAAACGGCTGATGCCGTGTCTTTCGCCCTCCTTGATAGTCATTCTTTTTACTCGCATAGTCAGAAAGTTTTGAAATGTTTGAGTTCTAATTACTTTCCCTGCCGAAGAAGCTCGATTGAGCTTCTTCGGCAGGGTTGGCCGTTTTTCGTGCAAGTAAAGAACTGCGACTATAAGGGAGGATTAGACAAGTGTGGAGACAAAGGCGGAAAGCGTAGCGGCACTTGGCGTTCCTACCGGGCGCAGTAACTTTGCACGGAAAAACGCCCCCTGCCAAGACTCAATCTTCATAAATAGGAAGAGCATTTTCAGTGAATAATCTTCGTTAAAGAGGCATCAATGCGAGGGTCGAAAAAATGAGACTCTGGCATTGTTGCCAATATCGCTTGTAGCGTAGTTTTCACACAAAATGGGATTGAAATTACTTGATGTGAACACATGATGTAATTACAATCTTGTAGTATTGCCAATAAAAAGATAAGTTTCTAACACAGTGGCTCGAACATATCAATATTCTGCCCCTATAATACCCTCAATATGCAATTTTTCATTAAATATGCCGTAAAATCCGCTCTAAGAGGCTGAAATAACTGAACTTCAATAGGATTTGTTAGTAACCCTTTTCAAATCGGGTCATTTTTGACAATAGCCGACAATCGTCAAATTGACCCTTTGAGCTAAAAACATTTCCTAAAAATTGTCCGAAATATGGCAATCTTGAACGCAGTTATTGTGCCGGCGAAAGTCCTCAAGGGTGGTCGGCATAAGGTCAGAATCTCAGTGGCGCACAATGGAGAAACTCGCTACATAGTAACTGACATCACAATCGAATCCCTCAAAGAGTTTAAGAATGGCTCAATAGTCAAAAGACCGGATGCAGCCATTCTCAATACCAAACTCCGTGGTCTTCTACAACGCTATCAAGGCGTGATCGATGATTTGGCATACACAAACGGTCTGACCTGCTCGGAACTCGTTTACCAAATCAAAAACGCAGGAAATTATAAGCACCGCACCCTATTATCGATCTACGAGGAGTATATGGATAACGCCCACATCAAGCCGGGAACATACAAGGGCTATGTGAACATCTGGAAAACTATCAGCGGGCACCTCAGCGAGAAGATGCTTGTTGAGAACATTACACACGGGACAATCCTGGGACTCGACAAGTATCTCCGTGAACGCGGGCTGAAACCCACTACTGTTCGCAACTATCTCGTGTTCCTGATGGTCTTGCTAAACTATGCCAAGCGATGTGGCTATGTGCAGTTCCGAGTGGACCCCTTTGCCGGATATGAGTTGCCAAAGATGGAGGTTCGCCAATCTTGGCTTTCCGTAGATGAGGTAAGAAAAATCCGGGACATAGAGAGCGTTAAGCCTAACATCATGAAATGCCGGGACCTCTTCATGCTCTCATACTATCTTGGCGGTATCAACATGATTGATCTGCTCAACATCAATTTCAATGAGCAGACCGACACAATCCACTACGTTAGGACAAAGACCGAGAATCGCCCAAAGATGAACAAGTTTGTAGAGTTCCGTATTCCAGACGAGGCTAAGGATATTATTGCCCGTCACAAGGGCACCGATGGTTTCATCCGTGTAACGGAGTTTCAGAGAAAATCAAACTGTCATTACTTCTTCGATGTCAATATGCCCAAGTTGGCAGAGATAACGGGCATCAAACAACTCATATTCTACTCGGCGCGAAAATCATTCAGCCAGCACGCCTTTGACCTCGGCATCAGTGAGAGTGTCATTGACTATATCCTGGGCCATAGAGTTGACAAAGGCGGCACCTCTCTTTACGCCTATATCTCGGTAACGCCTGATAAAGCTACAAAAGCCGTGCGACAGGTGTTGGATAATCTGAAATAAAGTGTTAACTTTGCATTATCAATAAGTTCTTTCCATCTGAAAGGTCTTATTGGTTTGACTTTGGCGGAGGGGTGGTTCCCTCCGCTTTTTTATTAACCCATCAATTCAATCAGCCATGTTTGACACTCCCTCCACAAGCAATGAATTTGACAAATACGATGAGCCGAGGCTCCACATGGAGAGGTTGCTGAAAGCTCACCTTGTAGAGTTTGACATCTCCCTACGCATCCTTTGCCCTCTTGAAAAAGCAGGAATCAGAACACTCGGCGATTTGGTAAATCAAACCGCCAAAGGGTTGAGAAAAATTAATCAACTCGGCAGGATCTCAGTTGAGACGCTTGAAAAATTCCTCGCCTATCACGGTCTATCACTCGCCAAATAAAAAAGGGCTGCCATCTCGACAGCCCGGAGCGTCACACATCATCAATTTACATCATCAAAGACGCTCCACTACCAATTACTAACGACATTCTTAAAAGTTCGCATAGCAAAAGAGCCGCGTTTCACAACGTGGCTCTTTTCACACATAATCAAAATTGCTATAAGCATTTCCTAATGGCAGTAATCAAAGGCTTTCGTAGAATCCAGCCTAAAGAAATCAAAACTAATCCCACAAGATACCAGAACGCATCAAGCCGGAACGATTCCCATTTTGAGAAATCACGCTCGATATACACCGGCTCGGGATAAGGAACAGGCACCTCTCTGACTGTTGCCTCGGTGTTGTTGGTCTTTGTATCCTTGACAGGCACCGGCACATCGGCTTTCAGTTTCTGCTCCTTGTTCTTGATCGAGTGGCCGAGTGTACCATCTTCATTTATCCAAGCGTCGGACTCGGCGAGAGATGTTTCAAGGTGGCTCGTGCTATCCGGCACTACCTGCTTTGCTGATTCCATCGGAACCGGCACCTCAATGGTAACGGTATCAATCCTGACGGTCTCGATATATTCAATCCTGACGCTATCCGTATTGTTGACAATGACGGGCGTTGAGGGTAACATCTGCTTAGATGAGTGGCACCCGGAAAGCATGAGAGAGGCAAGTGATACCACGATTATAACAAGGTTCTTCATCGGCTCATACTTTGAAAAGATGTTTGTACTCCGGGATAGCGTCAAAGCACGGACAGCCTTTGATATACTCAAACGGCTCAATAACTCCATTGCCGTTGAGGTCGGGCGATGTATCGCGGTGCCCGATGATGCGCTTAATTGTCGGATACTCGGCAATCAGTCGCTTGCAGAGTGATAGGATTGCTGCTTTCTGGGCCGGTGTTCTTGTGTCCTTTATCTTCGTGCCGTTGGTGTCCGCTTTGTCAAGACTGCCGGCATAGCAGATGCCGATGGAGCGTGCATTATGATTGACCGCATGGCATCCGCGCACGTTTATGGGGCGGCACTCCTCTATTGTTCCGTCAAGACGGATATAGAAGTGATATCCGATGTAAAGTGTCTTCCCGGTCTTGGAATCAACATAGGTTGAGAACTTGCGCGCTTTGTGGGCGGCATTGACCGAGTCGCTTGTGAAGTTCACGCCCTCTTTGGTGGCGGAACAATGGAGAATAATCTCGTCGATGAGACGGGACATAGGCACCTCCGATGTTGAATAGCCCAACTTGCTCCAGGTCTTGGGGCCGGCTATCCCATCGGGAGTCAGTCCATATTTCCTTTGATAGTCCTTCAAAGCGGTTTCCGTTTTTGCACCGAAAACACCATCTTCGCTCAGACCGCAGTTGCAGGCTTTGTTCAATGCCTGCTGGAGCTTCTTCACATCATCGCCCCGGCTACCTTTCTTGATTGTAGTCATATTATTCAGTTTTAGATTTGATTTCGGACAGGTCTATGTCAAAGTGCCGCTCGGTCTTATCGACAACGATGCGCTGAAGAAGTTTCGCCCACTTTGCGCCGTTACAACTGGACTCGTTCTCAAGGATGGACCACAACTGCCAAAAGCATATCGCTCCGGCTGCCACTTTGGTAAGGTCGATAGGCAAACCATCGGTGATGTGCTTCTGCATGAGAAACGCCATGATGATAAGAGCCCATGCTTTCAACACCGTCATTATGACCTTGCCGAAATGTTGAGATTTGAATTTTTTGCCGTCGTCGCTCACTCTTTCGGGATGAGCTTTTCTGGCTCGTTTGGATAGTTGCCAGGCGGTGAAACAGTCGGCGAATATCATAAGGGTGCAAATGATGAGATATGGCAATGTTGGTTCAAGTATTGCTACTATGGCTCCAATAGCCGTGAACACCCAGCGGAGAAATTCAGAGATATGGTTCATGTCTTAAAGATTTAATGTTTCAGTAATGTGAAAAGGGAGCCAAGTGTCGCACCGACAACCGAACCGAGAGCATCGGCACCTATGTCTGACCAATCCCATTTGTTTCCTATGGCACATTTATCACCATACTCCTTGCCGACACCGATAGCCATGCCAGCGATAAAACCGGCGATCCATGCGTTGTGATATTCCGCATTAAACTCTATGGCTGATGCTGTGAATGATACTACGGCGCAAGCCGAGAAATGTTTGATTTTATCGTTGGCTATCTTCATAAGTCTTATTTTTGCCCAAAAGTAAGTGAATAAGCCACTCATTCAACGAATTGCCGAAAAACCGACATAAGCAAAACACCTTAAATCGCCCTATTTAAGCGACTTGCAAAAAAAGCGAGATGGCACGAACCTTTCGATTCGCACCATCTCATGCACATACTCACTAATATATTACACTAATTCAAAAATCAAGACATAGAATAAATTGACCAGCATCCCGACCTCAAAGGCATATACGAGATACCTCCGCTTGAATAGTCCTACAATCCCTCCGGTAATCCCGAAATATGGAAAATATCCCATTGCTATCACCCATGCCAATAGAGCAGCACACATAATTATGGCAGAGGTATAATGTACCGGGCCATCAAGACCATCACGATACTTAGGACTTGCGGCAACAAACATGGCACCTGCCATAAGCAGGAACACAAGGAACTGAAACCTCTCCGGCGTAATCTCAAACATCGGCGCGATAATGAGCCCGGCACAAACTCCGAGAGTAAGTGGGAACATCCACCCGTTTGCCATTCCGTAATAAATCGCGCTCAATGATTCGGGATGCTTATGCCTCAACGCATAGCCGATAATCAATGCCGCAAATAAGACAGCCGAAATAACGACACTGGCTATCATAACTCCGGCAGGCTTATGTTCGCAACCGGGAATAATGCCAACGCCTCGGCTTTGTACGCCCAACACTCGGCAAGACACTGCTTGATGAATCGGTAACAGCCCATATAGAAATCATCAATATCTTCAAATGTCTTGAAGTCGTAGAGGTACAAGTCGAAATCGCCGCCAAACTTGAATGTTTCCGGCAGAGATTCCCCGTTGGTATCACGGGCAATGTTCCGGGCTGTCTCGTAGTTGCTCTGATTCTCCTTAGACAACCACACGGGCATACCTTTGAATGTATGGCCGGAGAGGATTTTATCATCGCACATCTTGTTCAGAGCATCGAAGATGTCGCTGATAATCTCCTCATTTGTCGGCTTCTTGGTGTATTTTTTGCGGAGGTTGAAGCCGTTTTCATCTTCTTCATTGTCTTTCCAGAACCCGAAGAACACCTCCCATTTGTTGCGGCCGATAGAGTATAAGCCATCTTGCCGCTCTTTGGCGCCGTATATCTTTTTCATCGCAAAAATGATTTTTGCGCTAATATACAACGAAAAACGGCAGGTTGAGCCAAATGACCGAAAAGCTGATTCTTAGGTAAACTTGTATTTTACTTTGTTTCCGTCAAATACCTCGCTTTGGATGATGGTCTCAAATGGAAATCCGTCAACGTCGCGAACTTTTTCGAGTATCTGTTTCATCTCTTCGGAGGAGGTGAAGAATTTCATCCAAGTTCCCGTCTGCGGGTCGCGGCACGATACGATATATCGGTCTTTGCCGTAGCCGGTTTCCTGCCCGGATACGAACTTGTGAACCTCGATGGTCTTATTCTGGAGGGCGGCGAGTCTTACGACATTGCCGGGGAGCATTTCCTTTCCGTTTGCGGGAGTATAGGAAATTCCCCATCTCTGAAAATTTTTGCATTTGATGATGTGTTAATTTGAAATATAAATGCTTGCAGTCAGCATGGCAAGCCATACCCTTGAAAGAGCCTATGATTTTTTGTCGGCGCTTTCGAGATTTAACCTTAGCCAGCTTCCGGGCCGCATTTTGTTTCGTTCTCTTACGGAGCAGGGTGTGAGTCGGATAATGAACATAACCAACCATATCAAGACCATCCGTAAGCGGTCTAACCGCCTCGTTAGGTTTGACAGTCAAACCGAGTTTTGCCATCTCCTCAACATAGACATCCCGCAACTGCCAGAGCCGTTTCTTGTCATTGCCCCCGATTGCAGTATCATCGCAATAGTTGTAGTAGAGATATCTGACCTCGACACTCCCATCCTCATTTGATATGAAATATCGTTCTGCCATAGAGAGCATCTTATGGTGGACCGGCGAAATAAAGAGATTTCCGAAAGTCTGCGATGAACGCAATCCTTTTGAAAGTCCTTCGGGGAGCAGCGTTATGAAACTATCAAGAATCGGAAGCAGAACGGAGTCACTGATGTATTGCCGGATTACGCATTTCATCCGCTCCTGGCTTATACTGTCGTAATAATGGGAAATGTCATTTTTATAATAGTGGGTAAACAGTCCCGGCACCGCCTTAATATCATCCTCAATAATATGGTGCATCCAGTGCATACCCCTTCCTTTGATAGAGGCTCCCGTATTGTGAATCAGTGAGGGATAAGTGTATTTCTCAACCACCACCATTATACAATGGCATCCGACACGCTTTGGGACTTTAGGTGCCTGGCACTCCCGCTCTTTAGGTCCATCCTTAACCCGTAGTGTCTTTACATCTTTCAGCGTGATCCTAAAAGAGCCATCGGCAATCTGCCTTTTCAGAGTGCCGATTATAGCATCACGCACTTTCGCCGCATAAATCTGTTGTTCCAGATATGCGGCGTATTCTTCGGGAGTATTAAAATCATACTCCGTCTTTGGCTCCTTGTCGGGAGCATATTTGGCCCGTTGCTCTTTGCTCTCCAAATGGCTGATTACATAATCATAGCCACTATACATATTGGAGTCGCTGACAATCTCCGGGATAAGATTATCAATTGGATACTGAATCTCCATGACGCGCCTTCAGGGCTCTTCGTTATGTTCCGGCTTTCTGCTTGCGCGAGGGTTGCCGAGGCTCTAACCTCTCGTCTCTTTCATTGCCCAGCACGTGGACGTTGCAGTGTGGCGATTTATATAATAAGAGCGGTTAACCCGCCCATGATTATAGTCCTTAATGTCAGCCGCACGCCGTAGTTCGTGTTCGAGTTCGTCCCGGCGTTATTCGCATTCGAGTACGCGAGACCGCCATTCGCATTCGCGTTGTTGCTCGACCGCAGAGGGACACGGCATTGAGGTTATCTACCTTTTGGGTACAAAATTACTAAAAATCGGTCAATTAGAAAAATCAAAATTTATCGACCCGCCAGAGGCGGGATAAAGAGAGAGGGAGCAGCCTCCCGTTGGTCGGCTCTCCCTCTGTCGTTTTTTCGCAAAACGCGCTCTGCGTTTTACGCTGCCTCGTCGTCGAACACGCACTCGCCTCTGAAGGCCAGCCGCACGCCGAAGAACGTGACCGAGACCGTCCCGGCGTGATTCGCAACCGAGAACGCGAGACCGCCAACCGCATCCGCGTTGAAGCTCGACCGCAGAGGGACACGGCTTCGCCCGGCTGTGTACCAATGGCCGTCGGAATAGTTCTCGTTGTATTTGCTTGTGTCGGTCGTACAACGAGAGGCTATCATGTCGCAATAACGACCGTGCTTAACACGGGCAACACACATTCCGTTGGTGTCGGTGATGCCTTGCACAACACGCTCCGTCTTTGTGAGAGGATTGTAGATGTGCCATTTGGCATCAATCGGGAACGCCGCAACCTCAGCATATTTCTGCCGGCGCATTTCTACGAAACTCGGAACATTGACCGCTACATTGTCTTGCCACTCGGAGTTACAGCCGACATAGTTCTGAATACCGAAGATGATATTACCAGTGTTGCCGCCATTCCAGCGTCTTGTTACATTGCCGTAAGCGTTCATGCCGTTGGCTCCGGTGGAATATCCCGAACCACATCCATAGCCGCATACCGCCTGAACATCACGGTCGCCGATGATACCAAGCACGAGATTGTCGATGTCGATTCTCATCTCGTAGTCGATGCTGTAAAAGCCGGGGCCGCGCATACGGCAAAGATTGATGAGGTTGGCGGCGGATCCTGACATCGTAGAAGAGGGAACGGTTGCATTGGTAAGATTACCATCGCTATCATACTGCCAATCCGCATTGATGGTGTTGTTGTTCTCACCACGTTTTGTAACAGCACCGCTTATGGACCTGGCACGCATAAGAGAGTCAAGTGACATACCATACACTCCGCACAACTCACGGATTGCGGAATTGTCAAGAGAACCGCCGACATACACCCAATCGGGTTCTATCGCCTCGACTGCCGAGCTGTCAACGGCTATCGCCTCCAAATCATCAAAACCAACAGGTGATGTGAACACGATTTTGACTGCTCCGTTAGGAACATCCGTATAGACATACTCACCGTTCACAAAGTCAAACAGAGCGGCACCAACGCTCATGTTGAACTTCTTGATAATCTTTCCATCCGCTCCGACAAACACGGCGCCTATCATGGCGTTGTTGACACCGGGCCAGCGTACTTGCTTCATACCCTCAACATCAAGTTCGTAAACATTCATGTTGGGATTGTCGGTAATCTCATAGTCTCCGCCGGCAACAACATTGTCGGTGAATATGGCGGCAAGAGATTTTACCAGAATATCGGAAAGTTTCTTGCGGTTCACTTTGGTTGCGGTTGAGATGGGCTCGTTGACACAAGAGCTTATGAATGTGTGCTTCTCCTGCGTCTTGTAGTCGTTGACACCCTTTCTCCAATGAGGGTGAATCATCTTCATGATGTCAAAGCCCTCACCGGCGAGGTCGGCAGGATCGTAGTCAGAACCATCCCTCATCTTGCCATAATCCGAATCACTAATCTGACGGAGGTGCATCTTGCCGTCTCGTGAGTTGAATGTGGCTTTGTAGGAGTGGCTCAACTCCTCAACTTTCGCCCAGTGGCCGGGGACAGTGTAAGGAGTGCCGAACTTATAGCCCGTGCTATCATCCATGTTGGTGATGTTCTCGGTATCATTCTCAAAATCCGAGAAACAGATATGAGAATACTGCGAGTTGATAACCTCCAATTCCGGGAAGTATCGGTTGAGGCTATTAAGTCCGGCGAGTCCGTCGCTATCTTCTTCTTTGATGAGTTCGGTAAGAATCCAGCGGCCGATCACACCTGAACACTGATTGCTCTCCTCATAAGCCGAGCCGGAGGCATCAAGTCCGATGGCACCGGAATTGCGGAGCAGACGCAAAACGGTAACGGATGCCGTTACGTTCACATCGGGTATGCGCACCTCTCGGATTGCTCCTGCACGAGCCACATCAAGGAGAAGTGTCTCAGTGTCGATATACTTACTGCCCTCAACCCAAAGGCGCGTGATGTTGCCGACACTTGCCAGGGTGAGACCGCCGGGGAACGAGAGATTAGGCAAGTTGACAAGTTCAAGTGATGTCATCGTTGCCGGGAGTGTCAGTGTCTCGATCGGTGAGGTCTGAGCAAGATTGCAGGTCGTAAGTTCCGTGTCATTGGCAACGATGCTTTCAACACGGGGGCATCCGCTTGCGTCGATACTTGTAGCAGTGGTAAGGCTGACATCAAGTATACGCAAGAACGGCATATCACCAAGGACTATTGAGCCGAGGGGATTAAAGCCGTTGAGCGACGTGTTAGCGGTGTGCTTGTTACCGCCGAGAATAATCTCCTCTGCAAGTTCCAGCTTGCTCAAATCATCAAAATGGAACGCAAGAGACATCTCGGATAGGTCAATGCGGCTCATTCGACCGGGATTGTAGATATAAAGCAGTGCTCCTGAATCGTGTGCAAAATCAGTAAAAGCATGGCTCTGACCCGCCTCGAGATAGACGGTTTCAGACAACTGACCGCTCGCATCATTACCTATACCGAAGTAGCCCGTAGCGGCTGCCGTGATATAGATTTTGGATTTAGAGGAAATTGCCGACACACGACCGCTGAGGGGATTGGTGAAGAAATCGCCGGTCTGATAGTAACCGTCGCGGATTGCCCAACGCTGCTCGATGAATCGGGGTAGCGATGTCAAGCCGAGACCATGCAGGGCATAGAAGTATGGCATATTGGCAAAGTGTGTCTTGTCAATATACTTTGATTCGCAATCATAGGTCGCTATGGTCTTGGGCCAGAACATCAGACGGCTCTCTACAAAGAAATACATTGCGCCATCCGGTGAGAATGGAGCCATTGTCTTTCCGCCAATCTCGGCTGTCTGATTGCGCATTCGGTTCACAACGCTCTTTAAGGAGATTGTCGTTACTCCGAGATCGTTGCTATTCCAGCACTCTTGCTGACGGTCGATATTGTTGAACAGCACGGAGCCATAACCCATGTAGGGGTTAGTGTATCCGGTAGCCTCATCAGTCATCTTGTTGGGGTCAACCTCCGCATCAATATCGCGTCCACCGTCGTTGTCTGCTCCGTTGCAAGTATCGCAGTCATACACTTTATTGAGATACATTCGGGTTGGCTCCATGTTGCGGTAGCCGGAGTAAACGCCATTCTCAACAGAACACCCATCTTCAAGGAAGAACATAGGCTGCATATTCTTTGCACGCTGATCGACGGCGGCGAGATAGTCGGTGAACGCGGTGTATGCCATAGCCGACTCCAGCGACATATAGCGATAGGCGTTCTCCTTCCATATCTTCTCCCATCCCGTTACTTTAGAATAGTCGCATGAATCAAAGAACCTGAGCATATTGAACAGGTCGTAAGGAACCTTTTTGCCGAGTGCCAGGTCTTCCTGAAGCTGATCATCATCGACCATACACTCAAAGTAGTATGTCCAAGCCGGGTATTCAGTGGCAGCGAGTCCGAGTTTGTTCACCCATGAGGATTTCTGCGTAGTCGGTTTCATCATATCCTCGACAGTGTTTACACCCTGCCACCAGTCCATTCCGGCATACTGCAACAGTTCATAACCCGTCACGGGGTTAAGAACATCTCCAGTAACGACCCATTTCCCGTTTACTTGCTTCATTGAGCCGGTTGAACGAGTCCATGCTCCGTTCTTGTAGCGATATATTGCATAATCTCGACCGCAATACTGAGATATGAGATACACGTTTCCGTGTGCCTTTTCAGTATTGGTTTCGGGGTCTGCCTTGAATCGCGCCTCTGTCTGGGCAAGAGTCTCATCGGGTGTACCGAAATACTCCACAAAATCACCGTAGTTAAGACATCCGAGGTTGTAGCCGGGTGTGTCCTTGAATCCAAGAGCCACCTGCTCGCCCTTATCCTCTTTCCAATTACCACGAGCCTGAAACCAAGCATCCTGCAAGGTGTATGTCGTTGCACGGAAATAAGCGATGGGGTGATTCTTTGTGGAGTGATCCATCTGAATACCCGTGAGTATATCACCGTCTCCGAGGTCTTGGGTACCGTCAAAGGCGCGTTGCGCCGGCGTGAGGTAAGATGAGCCGAGGGAGCGGAACGTGGCGTTCATGAGGTCGCAAACGCCACAGTCATTCGCCATCGAGCTGTCAGAGTAGTCTTTCTTTACTGTGATAACATCGACAAAATGCCCGGTCTCGTGAACGAATACTTTGTTATGCTTGGCGGCAAGTATCGCCTTACGGCCGAGTTCGGTGCTGTCATCGGGATTCAGCAGAGTTACAGTCGCCTTGAGTCCCGTGGTCTTGTTCTTCTTATTGAAGTTGAATCGGTCATTCTTCTCCGGGCGTTGTGCCGAGGTGGTACCCTGCCGACGCCAAAGAACATTTATCGCCTTAAAGTTACATTCCGGGTGCTGTGGGTTGAAGTAGTACAGCGTGCAGGCAAACTGGTCACTTGTTGATGTACCGCCGTTCAGAGCATAGTCGAAATTATTGAATGTGGTCTGGTCGGCGACAATCACATAGTAAGGTATACCTTTGGCCGCCATAAGGCTCATGGACGGCTTGCCTGTCGTATCCAGTACATTCTCTTTGTCATACTCCGCAATCATGGCGCGGACATCGCTCAACTTGCAAAGGTAGTTGCGGAATGCCTGCAACCATTCCATATAGGAGTTGTAGGCCATGATGTAGTTGAGGTTGAAATCGCCGTTCTCGGAGTTGAACGTGATTGTCCTGTTCTGACGCAGTGCGCTCGTTCCCGGCTGATAGCCGATAGAAGCACACTCCTCGCCATTCACATAGAGTTTGACAAATGAGTAATTTGTTCCGCTCGATGCGTCTGAGGCTTTGTAGGTGACATACTTGCTGCCCGGCTCAACAACAATGGCAATTGTTACTTTCTCTCCGCACTTGAACCCTACGCGCTGACGCTTCGGAGTTCCGTTGAGGACCGTAAGCACTACCTCATTGCCGCGAATATAGAAACCCACACCGGCTGTCGGGTCATAGCACTCACAGAGCATAGCGTTCTTATCCTTGATACTCTTTGTAGAGAAAGCTAACTGGATTGCGGCTCCGGCAGTCTCCAAAGCGGCAGATGAGAACGGTGCATAAGGAATCTCAGCGGTTACATTCTCTGCAATACGGCATACCGTTTCGCCAAGAACATTGACAAAACCATTGGAGTTATAGTTACAGCCGTTCAGAGTCATCTCATAGCCGTTGTCAATGATTCTGTGGTCGGTCTCGGTGTTGCTTCTGGTGGAGAAATCAAACGAGAACAGCGCACCCTCTTTCAAAGATGCGTCGATAGCAGACCCCTCAACGGTAAGCGTGATAGTTTCACTTTTGCTTGCTCCGCTCCGGGCGTACACATCAAAGCTCTTTGAGCCGTCGGTGGCATATCCTTGTATCTGCTTGCTCACATTGTAAGGCTGACCGATGGGACAATTGACGGTGGTCGCAATATGCCCGTCAATCATCACCTCTACCGGAGTATTGGTCTTGCCGGGAGTATATGCCGCCACATCGACAGATATTGAATCGTACAGGCGCACTTTGCCCTCAGTGCGATCATCGTAACGCATTACGACAATAGGCGTGGCGTTGGTGGAATCAACACACATCACGGCGGTATACACCATATTGCCGACAACGCCGGACGCAAGGTCTTTGCCTTGAATACGGATTGGATATGCACCGTGTTCCAGACGCTCTCCACCTCCGAATACATTGCACGGATTGATGGATATGTTGTGGGAGTACGAATCAACAACAGTGGCCGTGCCGAGTGTACGCCACTCACCGTTGTAGAACATCTCGGTAGTAACGAGAATACCGAGGCGCGTTGACACGTTGTTCTCAAACTTATACATCGGCAGACTCTTGTCTCGGTCCACACCTACCTCAAGGGCTGTCGAGGTCGAGTAGTTGAGGGTCTGTATGCAGGTACAGGTAACATCGACAGCGGTAACGGTGATGGTCTTGGTTCTTCGGTTGCCGTCAGCATCGGTTGCCTGAATGATGAAATCTCGACTTGATGCCGATGTGATGAAGTCGGTGAAATCAAACTTGAATTTCAAGTCGGCGGCACTTGTTGATGAACGCTCGTTCTTGACCTCGCTCCACAGTTCAATGTTCGTAACGGGGTCGATGATACTGATGGTTCGGATTGTTCCGAGAACCTCATCCTCGCCATCGTAACTTACGCTCTTGATAGCCACCATAAGCGATACCTCACTGCCGAAAGCACCCCATACAGCCTGATCGCAGTAGATGGTAAGAGTGCTGCCACCTGCTGTGCCGGCACCGTTGCTCTTGGGAATCTTCACACTGTCCCCGATTGCAGTTCCCGCACGGCTCACTCCCTGGATTATATAATCCGTCGGGTCGGGCACAAGTTCAAGCCCGGCAAACTGATTCTGTTGTAGATCGTAGGCACCCCCGGTGGATAGAGCGTCTTTGCCGTCTTTCTCCGGGGTATCTTTGGTTTCCACCTTACCATCTCCACCATTGCCGAAATCAATCCACTGAGCCTCATTTGTGGCGGTAAGGTCGGTTAGCGCACCTTGATATTGCTTGGTCTCCCAAACAAAGGGATTAGAGGACCGACGATAGGTTATGACCATACCCTCCTTACGATAGTCTATGCCCGTTGATTGTTTGAGGTCAAGCAGAGCCTGAATCGCAAGAGATAGGGTGTAATCCTTATCTTCACATACTGCATTGATATTGACAAAAGGCTCAGAGCCTGCCGACATTCCGGCAAGATCCAGCCAATTCTCCTTGTCGAGAACATCGTTGGTATCAAGTGTCAGTCCAACGTATTTGTAACTTTTCCACGAACCTTTGGCTATGGCAAAAGTTATATCCATACCGATTTTTGCTTTGCCCTGGGCTAAAACTGCGGCAGGAGCATAGTATTTATCGGTTGAATCGTTGAGGGTGTAGAATATCTTCTCCGGGTCGGGTGTCGGGAGTTCTGCTGTGAGGTTATAAACATTACCGACCGAGGCTCCTCCTACCTTTACAAGATTCTCGCCATCGTAACGGTAGAAATCATTTTTAAGGCGGAAAACCTTATCATCTCTGATTGTGCTAAATCCGTGAAATGTGGTGTTGTAGTCAGAGAAATAATAACCTTCGGGGTATTCGTTTGACCACATGCAACAAGTACCTCCTTCATTGGCAGGATAACGACGGAACCACACGCCGGTACTTTGGTCCGGATTATCCTCATAGAACCCATTAAAGGGTAATATCGCAATATCGTTGACGCGTCGGAACACTTGGTTAACTTCATCGCGAGTATTATCCATATCTTCCTGAAGCTGCGCTCCCTCATCTCCGGGGAAAGCGGTACTTGCAGTATGACCAAGAGCAAGGTCGGAGCCGATTGTTACGAGTTCAGACCCACTCCAGCGGAAAGTCTTGTTGTCGGAAGTACAGATATAGACCTTACCTGATTCCGGGACACGACCATTTGCAGAACCCTCTCCAAAGGAGTCTGCATCAATCCAATTACAGTAATAGGTAAACATCGATGGTATAAGTATCGTCCTATCGCCTTCAAGTTGCCAATAGTCCGATACTTTGATAGCACCCTGCACCTCTCCAATTTCTGCGGCGACTGCCGGTATGCTGAGGGCCTTTATGGGGCGTTTGATTGTTCCCCATTCGGATTTGTCGGCTACATTAAGATTCGATACCGCGAGCAGGAATGTATTTCGGTCTGTGTCATAGACAACCATACATCCGGCATCAGTTGATCTATTGGCGGCAGATGCAAGTTGTATTGTAACACTACTTACAATAGCGTTAAACTCAACTACATCATCGACAAATCCAGGGAGATTGGCGGACGGCACTTTGGCATTTGCATCGAGAGGCGCAATCCCATTCGGGACTCCAATCTTATTGGATAATGTAGTTACATTCGACTGAGCAGACTCTGCCTCGGATTTGGCAGTCTGAGCCGTTTCTTTGGCTGCCTGGGCGGTGTCATATGCACTTTGTAGTTTCACTTTATCGGCGGCAGTCATCAATCCCGCTTTGCTTGTTGTCGCAACTGGGATTGATGCGGTGATGGTCTTGCCAACCGACGAGATTGAAAGTGTGGCGGTACTTTCAGCAACAGTTATAGTCGCCGATTTCAGCTCACACTTATTGATGAGAGTTCTGAGAGAGTCTTGCTCCGATGAGGACAAAGACGCTATCAAATCCCGGAGCACCTTATACGTTACTCTCTTCCCTCCGTTAATCTCGAAACTATCGCTATCGCTCAACGATGTAACGGGCGTGAGTTGGTCGATAGTCCGAGAATTTGTGCGGATTGAGGAAAGCACGGCACTGACGATGCTCTGCTGTTCGTCTGGAGTGATTGCCATACTTAAAGAATTAATCTGTTAATAGTTGAAGAAGTTGCTCTATAATTGGTATCATCTACGCGGCGCATAGCAGCGTGATTCCTTTGCTCAATAACAGGATCAAGATTGGTTGATTGTTGGAGAGTCTGGTTAAACACAAAGCTGTTTACGCCCTCCAACTGAACTGTCAGTTCAGGCACATTCGCCTCTTTTCGGCTGTACTTAATACCATCGAAATAGACATGGGAGCAGATGAGTATTCGGTTGAGCATTTCGCCAAACCACACGGGAACACCCATACTGCCGCCGAGGGTGAATCTTTTTTGAGTGGATTCAAGCCCGAACAATTGGGATATGTCTGCATACTGTGTCACAAACTGTTCACTTTCAACGTTGAAAGTCCAATTGCTATCTTTGAATCCTCATGGGACTCGGAAATCAAAGAAATACTGCATCCCGTCGATAAAGAACACTGCGTCTTGACGCTGGCGGTTGTTCCTCATCGAATACTGAATCAGTGTTGTCTTATTCAATATCAGAGGGTCATCGGTAACTCGAAACACCTCACTACGACCGACACCCATTATATTTACTGAATAATAGCCGGTCGACAATGAGATTGTTGTGAACCTCAGAGTAACAGTGTCGTTTATGTCCCACTGATTGAACTGAATTTGATGCAGGACCGCTCCGTCCGGCTCACTTATAATCTGGGCGACAACGGTATCATTACGCCCTCCTATGAGCTGCAAGAGTATCTGGTCAGTAGTGGCGAATGTCTGAATATATTCGCTATCTATCCCATCAGCCTTGCGATTGATGAAAAATAGCGGGGTGAATGGGCTTACTATCATAGCTCGATATCATTAACGATTAGTTCGTATTTTACGGCCTCATTCGTGGCATATTTGAATGTGGCATCTTTTACAAATCCCCTATACAGGATACCATTACTTTCAATTTCTATGAGATTGTTTTCAGATGCCGGTTCATCAATTTCATCAGTTGTAAATGATACTCTACCACACGTCATCAAAGGAGCATCAAGATCTATATCTTCAGACATAGCTCGGCCATCTATAACAATAGAGCTATTCCCCATGCTCGAAGCAAATTCAAGATGAAGATGCTTTGCCTGCATTCCTATAAATCCGGCATTTGCCTGGATACAAGCTATTGGAGAAAATGCGCCATTGAATACCATATCAGATATAGTATTTTCTATTCTAATGGTTCTATCCGGAATAAGTAACCCATTCTCACTTTTAGAAAGCACAAAGAAAACATCCTTATCACTTGACGAGTCTGTAGTATCCTGCCCACGCTTCTGAACGGCGAACTCAATACCATAGCAATCTGCTCGATATTTACTGATGAGACTAAGTTTCTTATCGTTAACAGTATGGCCGGTGGAGTAAGTATTATTGAAGTTAAACTCATCACGCCCATTGAAGCCTTCATAATCCTGCTTTTCGTATCCGATAGTAATTGCCGAATAAATCGAACTTGAATCAACAGAATACGAGACATCCCGAACGTTGTTTATTCTCATAGTTGAGGCGTCAGATTTAAACAGCTCAGAACGGTGGATAAAATTGATTACTTGGTTATCACAAATAGCCATTTCAACATTTCCATCATATATGTGAAGATTATAATTACTGTCGAAATAACACCCTTCTTTATCTTCTCCTATAAAAATGGTGTCCAAACGAGCTTTACCGGTTTTCGGGTCGTTATACGCATCACTGCCTTCCCATTTAGTGTAGTAATTGTTGCCACCGTCAGAATTGTAATCACCCAAAACAGCGCAGTATGGAGTCCCCTGTATTATCACAACTTGGGTTCTTGGCTCGACCGGGCACATCATATGCAGAAGATTATCATTTGCGGAAATCGGCCATGAATTGTAGAATATTGACTGCTTTCTTTTGAATTGTGCCTTTGTGCGCGGGCCAAGACAATATGTATAACCGAATACTGTTTGCATCCAGTCTACAAACTCTGTGAATGATGAGTATATCTTTGCATCACCAATTCCACGAACACTCTCAGCCGCTAAAAGATACGTATTGGCAAGGCGATTATCGAAATCACTAAATGTTACACCAACATTAACCTTACCCATGCTAATACGATTGAGAATTTTTTCGCAAAAATCAAGAGGCCGTATTACATCAATTTCAGCACTTTTTCCTATTCCGCCCCAAGAAATCTCAATTTTCTGGTCGAGCATTAAAATCCAAAAAGGCCCAGGGCGAGAACCTAAACCGGGATTCGCCTCAGCTCCAATCCAGATTTTATCACCTTCCTTCAAGTCAACCGAATAGGTGTATTCGGGAATTTGCCGCATATATTCATCTGAAGACATCTTTGAATCCATCCATATGTATAAATTATCCTCGGATGTAGACGCCTCATTGACCCACCATTTCCAGATAGTATTTGTTTGTTTAACAAATGCTGTTGCGCCAAGTGTAGCTGGCGTTAGTATTGGCAGGTCCCCAGGTTTATCATATTCGCCTCTATATGTTATCAAGAAACTTTGGCTGCATAATGGACCTATTTTAGTAGTCACATCATTACTTGTTTTGTAAATTGTTACTCCAAAGTTTGCGGGTTGACAAGCATTAATCATATCTATTGCAATACCTCCCTTTATTGTAATAGTGACATCTGTTTTTGCTGATACCATATAGCTACCATCATCTGTGGTTTGGTCATTATACAGTAACTTTTCGTTGACAAGCACATTTTCTGTAATAATGTTTACAGGTATCCTATAAACAACACCCAAAGCACCAGGAACAGATAACTTCATAGTTGAACTATCATCGATTGTTTCTCCAATAACCTGATATGATACAATTTCTGTCATAGGAATACGGTCATAGTTTAACTGCGATGCTATTGGAATATCACTACCGACTCCAAACTCATACTTGGTACTCTTGTTTGCTTTGATGAGAGCGGCAAGACTATTGTCTACGCAGTTGACTTTTAGGATATTGTTGTCCCATACTATGGTTGAGAAATCAATTGGAGCTGCAAATCGTTCTTCCCACACCCAACGGTCTGTAATGGTATAAAGATATAGAGTTGCAACAGCATTGAATCCATCTCGGAGATACAAGGCCATCAACATATCGTATGCATCGCCAACAAACTCAAACTGCGATGAGAACGAGCGAGTGACACCACTAAAATCTGCACGCTTGTAAGCACACCGAACCTCATCCCAATTCTTAATACATTCATTAGGAATCTCGGTCCTTTGGCCGTCTATTTCTATAAAATATTTCGTGAGCATAGTTTTGGTCTTTTCGCAAATGTAAGCCAAAACATCGCCGGCTCAGCCAAACGGCTCAAATTCTGCCAAATGACAAAAGCGCATAACTCACTTTAACTCTTTGATTTTGTGAATTATGCGCCCGAAGTTGCCCTGAAAGCGACTTTTACTATGGGAGCATCGGAGAGGGGCAAATCACCACATTGCCGCAGATGTAATCGCCACTCCACAATGCTCGGTGGAGGTCGGCAATTCCGGTGGCTATCGGATTGTACTCTTTATCAAATTTGCCCTCTTCGTTGACAATCATAATCTGGTCTTTGGTGAGGTGTACGATCTCAATATAGCCCTCGACATGAGCCTGAGCCTCTTCAAGCTCAAAGGTTTCCCCGTTCTCGGGGAAGATTTCGTTTATATCTCCCCCGACGGTGATAAGGTAGGCTTTGGCAGGTTGCAGTTCCATCAGATTGCGCAGATTAGATTCTCTACTTTGAAACAGCGGAATCCGTTCTTTTCGGTGTCAAAGTAAGCCATAGTCTTGTAAGACGGTTTGGTTACTTTCTTACCACCGAGTGTGGCACCGGCAGGTACATTTCTGAGAGTGCCCACAGCCTTACGGATAGAGCCGTCGGCTTTGGTGTAGTAGAATGTTACCACGCCCTCGCGCATGGCTTTCGCGAGGCGGTAGAGCTGCCACGCTTTTATCATGCAGATGCGCCACGCCTGCTTGGTGGCTTTCCAGAGTTGCCATGCATACTTCATCACTCTCACGCGGAAATTATTTTTCTTTTCCATAATTAAGGGGTTTATTGGTTTGACTTTTAGTTGGTTATTGTTTTATTTTCTGATGTAAAGTTAGCCATTATTTACAAGAGACACAAACAGAATGACCACCATTTAGCGTCTGATTTTCACCATTTTACCACCTTAACATTTACTGACATTTTAGCCGTCAAGAGCCTCACGGAGCATCTTGCGCCCGGCTGAAACTCTGCTCTTGACAGTTCCGACAGGTATGCCGATTCTCTCGGCTATCTCATCATAACTATATCCTTTGGCATATAGAAGAACACACTCAATACAACATGACTTACGCCCGCAATCACGGACTATCGATAGGATGCTGTTCACAGAAGCTCTCTGGTCGGCATAATCATTCCCCGTGTATGGGTCATATTCATCATATCCGGTAAAGAGAACACAACGGCGGCGGTTGTACTGCGTAATGTAGGTGTTCTCCATAATGGCTAATGCCCACGGCTTAAAACTCATTCCGGGGTTAAACTTCCGGGCTTGGCTCAGACATTTGTAGATGGTCTCACTTGCGAGATCATCGGCATCAAACTCGTCGGCATAGTATCTTCGTGCTTTTCGTCGTATCCATCCGGCGTGTTTTACAACAAGGTCTTCGATGTTCATTACTCCGGGAATTTGGAGTTGAACATTCTTCTTGTTAAATCACGCTCTTGCTCGCATTGAGTTCTCAACTTGCGGGCGGTACGGTGGAGGCGTTCAATTGCCATATCCATATCCGGCCGACGGTTGAGCTGCTGGCGGATGATTAACAACTCGGACAGGATTCTGTCACATTTCCTTTCTACTCGGTCAAGCCTCGACGGGCGGCGCTTATAACATTGATTACGTTTCGTCATAACACTTTGCGGTTTTGCAAGGGGTTACTAACGAACCGTTCTAAAGTGCGGTCAACCTTGAAAAAAAAAGAGCCTGCTATTATGAATGACAAGCTCTCATTAGGTTACAGGGGGCGGTGCTTACTTCTTTTTCAAGGCTGCACGCATCGCCTTGACTTCTCTGTTATGTTGGTCAACAAGATGGGCATATACAGTGGCCTTCATAGTGGATGTATCAATCTGGAACTTGAAATGAGCCATCAACATGGCAGTCTGTGTGTCGAATACCCGGCGGAAATTGATTGACCCCGGCTTGTCTTTCTTGCTCTCGTTTTCGATTTTCTCGATAGTGCTTTTAGCTCTTTCAAGACGTGATTTTATTTCTGCTGTAACCCTTTGGTCATTCATAGAATTTGCATTAATACCATACTCTATTAACACCTCACGGGCGCGGTCATGTTCATTCAATGAAACAAGATTCCGGCACATCTGAAATACCACAACCGACATCTTAGCCTTTATTAGTTCCTCTATGGTGGAGAGGTAGGAACTAACTCCGGCTTTATCTACAATCTCCTTGTATTCAAACACTATGTTGCGCATTGCAACAACAAGCACCGCCTCATTTACGACTTCTCGCTTGCCAATCAGCACACTTGTATCTCCACAAACGAGATCGACGAACTGGCCGACGGTTAATTGTTCAAGTCTCTCTATCATATTTTACTCTTAAAAAATTCGTAGTTGGTAAGGTAAGAATCGCAGTGTTGCTGTCGTGTCTGGCATTTAATGAGGTAGATGAGTTCCGACACACCTCTACGGATAGCGGAATCATCATAGACCCGGGAGGTCGGAGTCTTGTCCGAACCCACGGGCATCATCAACAAACCTGCCGGATTATCATCATAGTCTGTTACACTTGGAATGACAATGGCTCCCTCTGGCATATTAACAAGTGTAGGTTTGTCGGGGGTCAGCCATGCACCACCGTTGAACAATACAACTTCTGAACGACCACCATCACCGACAATGGCTGGGCCACCTCGGTGATAGTCCGTACCTTTGGCATACTTGGGTATGGGTGTAGCAAGAATAGTCGCGATTTGGATGGCACCCATCGCACCGGCGATTGCGGCCAGTACCAAGTTGGGCAGTGCGTGGGTTATCGCCAAGGCCGTTGCGATTCCGGCCTGAGCCAAACTATTGGCCTTTTCCCATACTGCCTGTTTGTGTTTGAGCTGCTGTTTTTTCTTCTCCAGCTCTTCATTCTTTTTGGCTGTCTGGGCCTCGGCCGCTCTCTTGCGGGCCTCGCCCTCCTCTTGGGTGATCACCTTTTTATTGACAAGTTCGGTAATCCTCTCCTGTTCTTTCTCTCCGGCTTCCGTATTAGCCTCTTGCTCCTCCTCTAATTTTTCAATCTGCCCGTCGAACAGAGTGTTTACGAGGTCGCTGATGTTGCCGATTGCATCGGATGCAACTTGGAGCCAGTTCTGAAGATTGGCTTTGCGCTTTTCTCTCAACCTCTCATCATCGGCTATCTGCCTATCGACGCTCTCGGAATTGGCATCGGCTATCTGATTTGCCAAATCAATCTTAGCCTTTGCAAGTTCCTGCTCCCATTTCAGCCTATCCTCGGCCGATAAGTTTTCAAGGTTGAGGATTTCCTCTATCATCTTGATAGCAGCCTCGCCAGCCTTTTGAGAATACTCAACCTCCAGGGCGTACAAATCATTTTCAAGATTCCGCTTGATTTCCTCTTGTTTGGCGGCATTACCGGCGGCAAGAGCCATCTCCTTTGCATAGCGTTCTTTGAGCGCGTTTACAGCATTGGAATACTCCTGATTGCGTATGATTTCCTCAACGCCATAGCGCTCGGTAATCTTATCAGCAAGATTGTTGGCATATTCCTCTTCAAGTTCAAGACGCTCCTTGTTGAACTTGTCATTGATGAGGGCAACATCGGCGCCGGTTTTCTCGGCGGCTTTGAGTTCGGCGGCGCGTGTAGCCTCCAATTGGGCCAACTTCAAATCAAGCTCCTCCTTACTGCCTTCCTCAACGGATGCGAGGCGGTTTTCAAGATTGATTTTAGCAAGTTCAGTCTGATACTTCAACTCACAATCTGCAATTTCCTTTTGACACTGCTCTGCAAGTTGCACCCTCAGCGCGTTCTCGGTTTCGCCATCACCCTTGATTTCGTCAATCTTCTTTTTGAACTTCAAACGGATCATGGCGAGTTCCTTTTCATGCCCGTCTGCCATAACCGCGATTTTGGATTCTTCCAATTCATGTAGGCGTTTCAGTTCTTCTTTGGCTTGCTTTTCAGCCTCTTTTGCGGCTTTTTCACGAGCTTTCTTCTCTTCCTCAGATTCTCTCGGAGTGTAACCACTTTTCGGCTTTTGTCCCGTTTGAGCAACTCCATTGGCAGGTAGATTTGCATTGAGGTCGATAGACACCTCTTTTAACTCGTCATCCATCGTATTATTAAATGCCTGAGCCGTATTAGATGCTATATTTCTGGCCATAGTTTCAACGTTGCCTTTGAGGGCGTTCATGCCATCCTTCCATCCCTTCGACACTTTGTCCCAGTCGAGTGTGACAACACCTTCTATCACTGTTCCCATTGCCTTGAAAGAATCGACAATCTGATTGAGTATAAACTTGGCAACCTCCCACATCGTCTTGAACGAGTTAACGATACTGTTCACGGCTCCACGCACAACAATAGATTTGTTGTACATACGAATAAACCAGTTGACAATATCAACACAGCCTTTGATGATGTTGATAATGCCGTCATTGATAAACACTTTTGCCTTGGTCGTCAAACGCTCAAAAGAACCGCCCGTAGTATCGAAAACAGCGGCTATTGTGTTTTCAAGTTCTATTTGGCTACGGAGTTGCTCTTCTTGAAGTTCTCCGAGTTCTCCAGCACGGTCTTTGACATTATCAAGGTTCTTGTCGATGTCTTTCAGAGTGAGGATATATTGCAAACCTGCATCCTCACCGGGACCGCCGAAGATGTCCGCCAATGCGGTGCCGACTTCAGATGATGATTCCGGGAACTCGGCCAGCTTTTCCGACACTTCCTGCATGATGTTAAAGGTGGTCTTGCTTCCATCAGCCAAATCCTGCTGCACTTGTTTAGATGAGATGCCTATGCCTTCCAACGCCTCGGCTGTTGCTTTTGTCATCTCTCGAATACGCAAATTGCCCTCTTTTATGACATCAATGCCTTTGTCGGAATATATACCGGCTTGATTGGCTTGTGTGGTTATGGCGATGAACTCACTTGCCGAGAGTCCTGCCTCACGGAAATATGCAGGATATTCCTTTATGTTTTCCAAAAACTCTCCGTTTACGTCCGCCCCGGCAACAAATCCGTCCTCAATCAACCGCATGGACTCTTGGAACGATATGCCGAATTGTTTAGACATCGCATTGGCACTTTCCAATACTTCTCGGAAATCCTTGTCATACATGTCGGCAACAGCCTGGACCTCGTTTCTGGCCGCTTTCATGGCATCACCGGTAAGGCCGGTAAAGTCCCGAGTCAGTTTTGACGCTTCCACAAGTCCCTTGTTATAGTCGTACCACCATTTGAATCCGGCGGCGACTCCAACAATACCGAGAAATGCAAGTACCCACGGATTGGATAACATCCCCATGAGCGTATTTCCGAGAGCCTTTGCTTTTGTGCCAAGACCATCCATCACACCACCGGCGTTGGTTTTACTTAACCCTTGCAATGACTCACCGAAATTGGTGTTTATGCCAACAAGTCCCAATAGTTCATCTGCTGCATCCTTATTGGCTTTTGTCCGATCCTCCGTAGCAGATGTTTGCTCTTGAATGGCGGGCGTGTTATCCTTGATGAGCTGTGTATTTTCGGCTATCTTCTTATTTAGCTTTTCAATAGTAGCCTGAGCATCATCACTTGAAAGATCAACGTGCTTAAGAGCCTCTTGGAGTCTCTTGTTCTGAGCCTCTGCCTCAGCTATGGATGTGGCATCTTTATCGATAATGTCGCTGACATCAGACAAACTACGCTTATTCTCCTCAATCTTTTCGTTGAGCTGCGCCAAAGTCTGTTCATAGTTCTCATCAGAGGTATTCAGCATCCTCTTGGCATCTTCCAAAATCTTAGTCTGGTCGATAAGGTCTTGTGTAGTTCTCGCCTCCTGATTCATGGCGGCGATAACGCTCTCGGTCGCTACGACACCATGCTGACCGGCGATTGCATAGTTGCCGACATTGCGCTGAAACTCGCCCATGTCGGCGGCAACGTCTTTGAGGTGAGCGTCGAGATTCTGAATGGATGCTTCCAATTCTTTGCCGAAATCGGAGTTACGGCCCTCCTCGCTCAAATCCTTATAGGCTTTCTTCAGCAGCTCCAACTGTTGCGACATGTGAACATAACTGCCTTCCTGAGATTGTGAGGCTTTCTCCTCAGCGCTCATGATCTGCGTAAGAGTCCTCTTCTCTTGTGTAAGAGAGCGGTGCTGTGCTATCAACTGCGCCTGCTTTGCCGTGAACTGAGCCATTGAGATACTCCCCGCCGATAATGCCTTCTCGTTATCCTTTTGGGCTTTCTTATTCTGTTCAAGCTCACGATTTATCTTGACCAGACTTTTCGCCTGTTCCTCATAGGTGTCGTGATATTGGTCGAGCAGTTTCTTTACCTTCTCGTGTTCGGTATATGCCTCACGCTGGGTCTTGTTGACACGCTCCTGCTCCATCAACTGCCGGGAGATGGTGTTGGTGGTGTTGGCTACTACTTGGCTCTGCTCGGATATGGCAGCGTTGAGACGTTCCGTGGCGACGGTCGCCTCTTTGGTCTTATCGACAAGAAGTTTCTCAAGCTTGTCAATATCACCGACAACCTTAACATTCACATCAACGCCTTTCGCCAACTCCTTTGCCGTGGTGGTGTAGGTATTGAGCAGCGTCTGAATCTCGGTGTTGAGTTCCTTGATTTTGTCGATGGTCTCCTGGGGAACCAGGTCTGTTATCTTTGTTTCGCTCATCAGTATGGCGTTATATATTCTACAATCGGTTTCCCAATCTCTACCGAGATTGACGCGAACCCATAGGTGCCATCATCGTTTTTATAGATTACGGCTGTTTCTCCTTCCATCTTGGCCCACGCTTTTGCTAATCTGCGAAATCGGTCTAACTCCTGACCCATCCGCTTATGTTCACACGCACAACTCATTTGTATCCACAATCTTTGAAAAACGAATCTATTGCCGGGAGCATATAAGTAGTATTGAAATAGCTGATGGCGGTGGATCCCATGTTGAGTATCTCATCACCATACTTTGCTACGATTGACGGACCATCGCCATTGCCTGGATCCACGACAAGAACATCACCTTTGCGGGTTGCGGTTATCTCGGAATAGAATTTACCATTGATGAAAAGGTTGGGGACTTCATCGGGGCGCGGCGGCAATCCGAGCATGGTGCCGGACACGGGTGGTGTGATACTGTACTTCCACGCCTTGTAATCTTTGGCTCTGTGATACCACGTCCCCTCCTCCTCAAAGAATGGGTCATCATCGTATGTCGGAGAGAGATGTTTGCCGTCTCCGTCAAGACCGCTATACAACTGTTCGGTAACGGCACGAAGAACTATGCCGGAATTGTCGGAAAGGCATTGAATACACGCCTCCTCAAATCCGTCGGAAATCTTCTTGATGATGTTCGCTACTTCTTCTATACCCATAATGAATATTTTTGCCGAGAATGTTGCCTTTTGCTGGAATATTAAGGGCGGAAATGTTGCCACTCCCGCCCCGTCATTATTATTCGGCTTTCTGCTTGGTCCGCTTGGCAGGCTTTGTGATTAGGTCGTAGACCTGACCGAGTATCTTCTTTCGGGTCGCCTCATCCCGATCGAGCCAGAAGAGATTGATGTGCCGGGACTCAAATTCATCCCGGCTCATCTTCTTTATCTCTTCATCATTGAAGTTGACACGCTCAAAATTCATGCTACCTGCTCGATTCCTTTGATGTCGTTCTCATACAGCACGGAGGGCGACTTGAGGCGGATGTCGGCCCCGGAGGTTGAGGCGATGGTCAGGGTCTGGGTTGCATCGTCGTATGATGCCGCTGAGGTGGCACCTTTGATAACGGTGTTGCCGGCGGCAACGATGAGGGGACCATAGATAGCAGTAACATCATAGCCGCCTACATCTTCAAAGAGTTTGTAGGCGTTGCCAGCGGTTCCGGCTTTCTCCAGGCGCACCCATGTAAGACCGAGAACGCACTTCTGCGGGTTGAAGTCGAGCTGCACGAAATCGAAGTCAGTAATAGCACGCTTGGCGTTCTCGTGCGCGAAAGTAACGGTCATGGTAGCCTTTGTCGATGAGGTGTTGAACGGCGTGGAATCGCCATAGACAGCGGTCATGGGATAACCGGCGAGTGTGTCGGTGCCGTCCTTCAGACCGAACAGCATATTGTTGTCGTCGAAGAAGTAGGCATCCCACTGCTGATTGTAGGTTCTGGTAAGAGCCGCCATCAGTTCCGGGAAGAACTTGTTAAGGGTGAATGTGTCTTTGCGGGCGCTTACGCCGGTGGGAGCTTCGCCGTCATAGCCGTTGGCTGCTGTCTGAATTTCGCCGCCGTTCTTGGCATACTCCGTGAAACGGACAATGCCGAAGATGCGGCCCGGGCGGTCGGCATGAACCATCTGCTCCAGCTTTTCGGCGGTGAGGTCGGCGGGCAACTTGGTGCCGGGGGGAACGAGGATGGCACCTTTCATGTTCTCGAAATCGGGCGGACACTTAGACACACCCGTGTTGAGTTGTGCGGAATCGCACGTTCTAAGTTTTCTCATTATATTCTACAATTTGGGAGTTTGACTTTTAATTCAAGATTGCTGATATTAATGGCATCAATGGGTTCGCTCACTTCTTCCCCGGTGCCCGTGTGCGCCCCATATCTGCCATAAGAGTAGTTTTCAGAGTATTCATGCGCTACATGCTCATCATAGCCAAAATCAAATCTGCCATCTTCTTTGAGGGCTTCAAGGAATCTGTTATAAATCGGTCGAAGAATGTTCTTGAACGATGTCTCCAGACGCTGTTCATTGCTCCATTTTTTATCGGATGAACAGGCAATGAGTATCCTGACTTTCGCCTTGCTATGATAATCCGGGGTATTGCGCTGCTCATTGAACGGGCAGAACAAGGCGATCATCGGAAACTTCATCTCGGCTCCTCTCGGCGACTTGCTCAAATCATCGAGTTTGTCTTTGACATATTGGGCATTGCCGAAAACATAGTGAATGGGCGGACAAGGAATCTCTTTGACTACACCTCTCGGCATTACGACCGTGAGCGTGCAATCGACAGCGGTTTCCTTAACAACATCCGCAATTATCTCTATTATTTCCCGGCTCTTGCTCATAGATTGAACTGATTGATTTTGGTAAGCATTTCACTGTCGATGCTTATGCCGGCCATTGTGCAGTTGGAAGACGCACACCACTCGGCAAAGCGTCTGTGCTTATTCACCATCGTATTCCAGATATTAACCTGACGGACAATCGGTGCTACATACTCGTTGGCGCATTTGAGCCTGACAAGACCCGATACTGTGCCTTGCGTATTCGTGTCGCGGAGGATATGGAAGAAAACATAGTCTGCAAATGAATCGCGCAGACAATCACACACTGCATCTAAATTGTCATGGTGTGTGGGCTTCTCATCCTCATCGAGACACACGAGATATGCGTTGACCTTATTGCCGATTGTCTTGCCGAGCATGGCTACAAGATAATCCTCCTGGTGCTCGGCTATAAAGGCTTCTATCGTGTTGTTGACCTCTACCGCATTAGAATGTGGCAGAGTGCCAAGCGTAGCATTAGCGTTTAAGATATGTCTCGCTCCTTTGGTGAAATAAGAACAGTCTATAAGCATCTTTACTCTGATTTTTTAGATCGCTTGGATGTCTTTTTGGCGGGCGCTGCTTCCTTAGCATCATCCTCCGATACATCTTTGGTGTCATCGTTTACAGGGGTTTTGTCATCTGCGTCGAGGTTCACCTCCTGCATATCTTCAACCTCAATGTGCTTGTTATACATCGCGGCGGGTTTCGAATCAATGTTTGCATTTTCCGGGGTGTTGGGAACGCTTTCCGTGAGATTTTCACCGATTTCAGCCGTATTTTCGGCTGTTTCGCTGATTTTGGGAACGATAATGCCGAATTCGGCAAGACGCCCGGCAATCTCTTCGGGGATGGTCTGACCACCCTCTACGGCTATCGACACAACAAGGCCGGCGAGTTCGGCAAGCCTATTCTTTTCGGCGATTAACTGAACACGCTCTTCGCCAAGTGCGCTGTGGCTTTCTATGAGAGTCTTGACGCTATACTCATCGAGAGCCGTTTCCGGCTCAGCCGGGGTGATGGAAATCACGCCTCGGCTGATACGGATACGGTTTTCGCGGAGTATCTTGTCAACTTCCTTAGATTCGCCTTTCAAGATATACGCTGGCATAGGCTTAGTCTTTGGCGAGTGCTGTGATGAGGTCGGCGATTTTGCCGAAAGAGAACGCCCAGGGGCATTCGACGAGCAGGATGAGCTCTTCTTGGCAGATGAGAACCACCTGATTCTTGAGCTTGCAGTTCACGTCGTCGGCCCATTCAAGGGTCATGGTGGTGTAGTCAACAATCTTGGCTCCGTTGCGGAAGTCGCCGAGGAAGTAGTGCCCCATCGGGATGTCGGTGTTGGGGACAACGGTCAGGTTGCCGACGCGGAGGTTGCCGTTGGCGTCGCGGACCACATCGAGGCGGTTGCCGTCGGTGGCCTTCTCGCAACAGATGGCGGTGATGGTAAGGGGGTTCAGCGCGAGGATGGTCGGGCGGAACTGGGCATAGGTCATGACGGCGACGGCTGCCTGAAGAGCATCCATGCTGTTGGGGGTCTCGATGCTCTTGTAGAGTCCGTTGCGCACATCTGCCTTCATCGCGGCGGCGTCTGCCTTGTTCTGCTCATCGGTGGCACCATCCTTGAGTTTGGCACCACGAAGCAGGAGCGTTGTGTCGTTCTGGCGGATCACGTCGAAAGTGCCGTTGAGGTCGGTGCTTGTTACGGCACCTGAAACGACAATCTTGAATCCGTCGCGGAGGAGGTCATAGGGCTTCTCCAGATGGATAAGAACGCCGTTGCCTACTGCTTCGATGGATTCGATACCGCCGGCCGGGATGCTGACGATGTTGTCGTTGAGGATATTCTCGACAGGTGTTACACCCTCGTAGGTTGTGATACCTTTGAGGTTGTCGCCGGAGCCGTCGCCGAAGAGCAGACCGAAGTCCTCGTTGTTGCGGACAGCCTCGACAGCCATGTTGAGAATGAACGAGCGGATGTAGACGCGGCTCTTGAGCATACGCTTGGAGATACGGAAGTGAGTACCGGCGCGCTTCACCTCGGCACTCTTCTCACGAATCTTGACCATAGATTCGGGGAGCATACCGTTCTCCGACACATAGCGGGCATTGCGGTCTACTTCGTAGATTTCCTGATAGGCGATTGAGGTCTGTTCGGGATCGCCGGTGAGAACAACTGCATAATCGCGGATATGAGCCTGCTTGTCGCGGGCCTGAGTAACTACATCGTTGCTCTGACCGGTGAGCATAACGTGGCTGTCGCCGGTGTAGTTCTGCGTGAGGGAAATGTCTTTGAGGACAAAGCCCTTTGCCGATGCGCCGTGCTGGAAAGCGAACTTCTGGAACGATTCGGAGTCATACATCTCATTGAACGACTCGTCGAACTTGGAAACGAAATCGGTACTGATTCCTTTCTCTTCCAGTTTCGCGATCTTCTCGCCGAGGCTCTTGGTGAGCGTCTGGAGTTCGGAGTTCTCCTTGATGAGTGACTGGATGGATTCGTTGTCGATTCCGGCAAACGGTTTGAGAGCGGTGTTCATCTTTTCCATGAACTGCTCATCGGTCAACTGACCCTCGTTGCTCTTGTTAACTACATTGACGACCATTTCGGCGCACTTGCGGAGAAATGCAGCCTGAGCCTCGGGCATGCCGTCAAATTTAAGGCCGAGGTCTTCTACTGTTACTTTCTTGCTCATATATATGAAGTATTGAAAATGTTAGATATACTTGTTGAGGTTCTCAAAGAAATCATCGCTTGATTTCTCGACAGTTTCGGGTGTAGTGCCTTTCTGCGATGTATCAGCGGCGGGCGCGGGCTCTTCTTTGATTTCGGGCGCGGGATTCATAAGCAGATTGTTGGCTGCATATACTTTGCCCCAGCAGTGGGGGCAACGTGCGTATGAGGCGAAATCGGCAACGCTCTTCTCGGTAATCTCCTGCTTGGTGGATTTAACCGCGTCGATGATGGAAAGCACCTCTGCACGAATGGATGGCTCCAGGGCGTGTATCTGCTCAGATACTATATCCTCGGCTATCCATCGAGTGTATTGGTTGGCATATCCCAACACTATCTGCTGGAATGTGGTCTGTTCGGCCTTGTCATAGTCGAACTGATAGCCACAATGGGGACAAACAACCATGTTGTTGCCCTCAAGTGCCTTGAAACAGGCATCAAGTTCTTGTTCGATGTTCATAAGTCGTTCGTCGCTATATCCTTTTTGCTTTAATGCCATCTTCAAAAGGTCCACAGCATCACGAACCTGCGAGGGTGTCGCACTCTTCAGCCCTACAAGGTAGGTGTTGGGATTGGCTCCCATCCATGTAAGGGTTGAATACTCATACATCTTCCACTGAAGAACCTTGCGCCGGTCCTCCTTGTCTCGCCGGATTGCTTTTACACCGATGGAGTGTTCAAGCGTTCTGCCAGCCTCGGCAAACAGTTTGTAGTCGGCGAGAATATCTCGGCCGATCTGCTTGGAAAGGTTGAGTTGCCCGGTTACGATGAGGTTGTCTGACTTCTCCTCACCATACAGCGGCACTCCTAAGAGTTGTGTGCTGTCATGGTTGAGGAACCAACGCATACGGTCCATATCGTGGGTTATGGTTTCCACAAACGAGCCGGGCATTGAGATGTCGTGCTGTGCATCCTCAATGCCTATACCGTTCACCGCAACGGTGACGATACCTTTTTCATCCACGTCAGCCGTTTTGGTCTGATACGGGATTCTTTTCAATGTTTCGTTCATTGCTTTCTTCTCCTGTTGAGGGTTTTGAATTATTTGATTTTATGATTGTATCTATCTTTGCGAGTTCTTCGGGAGTCATATCAAACTTGACCTTGTTGTAAATGTCTCCCTCCAATGCGGTTTCATGTATCTGGGCGCGCCAGTCGTTGTAGGTTATCAAACCATCGTTGAACTGATTCCGGCAACGCTCATTTACGAGCTTCTTAACTTCTTCGGATTCTTTCAATCCGACTTGCAGGCAGTCAACATCATTGAAATTGCAGTCGATGTAGTAGCCCTCTTTGTCAAGTCCCAAGAACAGGGTCAAATCCTCGCAGAACTGTTTTGCCATCGGAATGATAGTGCCACAATAGGCACTTTTCTCGGCAACTGCCTGATTACTGAATGTCGAGTGGTCCTTACGCGGTACAAGCACATCGGGAATACCATACAGACCTGCAATCGTGATCGCATCAAGCAATGTTTCCTCAAATGGCTGTAACTCGGATATTGATTGGTTGAGCCGGATAAACTCGATGGGGACATCTGTTACTCCGATAGGCATCTTGTTATCCCCGAACCCGTATTTGCCGTTCAACTCCTCTAATAGTTCTTCCTTCTCCTTTGGCTTCATTGCCTGGGTGCCGAGTTCGCCACCATCTTTCTTGGCTACGATAAAGCCGAGTGCGCCACGCTTGACATATATGACGTTTCGTGCCTCATATACCGCGATGAGGTTGCTGATTGCTCTATGGGCGGCTTTGAGTCGGCTCTCTGATTTGAGGAAATCTGCACCGGTACAGTTGAGGTATTGGGGCATCCCGTCTCGGTCGTGCCATACTTGGAAAGTCGGAATCCTTATAAGGGTATCATTGGAGCGTGCCAACTCATACCCTCCAACCAACTCTTCAAGTTTCGCTATTCCGAAAAGAGGAATCTTTGTGCCGGCAGGCACTACCTTAACCCAATTCGAGGGGATTGACCAGAAGTTGTCGCAATATTTCCACTTGGGCATATCCTTGAATGTGTCTGCCATAGCAGCACGCATAAAGGCGTTGCCCGTTACGAGTTTGAAAACATGGTGCATATACACCAATTCACGCCATCTTTGTATGCTGTTGGGAGCTTGCAATATCGCGTTGAGGCGGTCTGCTTTCTGCGATCGGCCGTTGCAATAGATTATGCTGTCATCTTTGTATGACCTAATCTCAAAGTGGGCTCCGGCAATGCGCCTGGCGATGAAATCTATTGGGAAGAATACCTCCGGGACTGTATGGAACAGCGTGAGGAAATTTCGGTCGGCGACATACGGCGAGGCTATCTCACTCATAAGATGTACGCGCCACGCCTCATCATCATAGTTGTTCAGCTCCGGCTTTGTCTTCTCAACCGGGGCTTCTGATGCTGATTTCTCAGTGGCGAACCATCCTTTTATTTTCTTTACTAACTGCATTGTCGCTCTTTTGGAGCAAAAATAAGTTACATTGTTTTCGGTTGAGCCAAACAGCCGAAAAACTCAATTTTAGACAATGCACAAAATCGCTATTAAGGTTCAATATTACAAACACTTACAACCACCATCCACTACAAACCCAACTTTAATACCGCCTGAATGAATCCACTTAACACGGCACTGCTCTCTATGTTTTCATTGGCATCCTTGTTGTAGTCCAGAAGATTTGTCATAAACTCTCCATACTCCATATTGTCGTTCATTCCGGATTCATTGAATCGGATATTGCTCTTGACATAATCGGAGGTGGCGGCTATACGCCGGGGCAGATCGGTGCTTTCATGTACGACACGCACATCTCCTGAAAGGCTGTCGCGGAGATCCCTTGCCATTAGGTAGTAGGATTTGGAACACTCCAGTATCACACGGCTACTGTTGCACTCGGTCAATGCCGTTTTCATATTCTCGGTTGATGTGGTCTCTATGAATCTCACATCGGTTATATGCCAACTATCGCCGCACTTCTTTCCGTATGCGAGTACAAAACGCCCATTGATGTTAGGCATACAATAGACCAGGTTCTCGGTATAGGCGCACTCGGTAGATGGGTTATAGAATCTGATAGCCCCATCAACAGCATAGAGGTTGCGTTTACGGCGGTTAGAGAACAATAGGAATTGCTCTCGGAGAATGTCAACTACAATATACCTCTTACAGTCCGAAAGGTGCCCGTGTTCCTCATAGGTTTGCCCGGTAATCTTATTCTTTATCTTGGTCTTTAAGATTGCTCCATTGGCATCCTTCTGAACGCTCATGTAGTCCTCTATCGAGGTCTTGCAGTTTTCGCCAATCAATATGCCGAGTTCGGGCAGGGCCTCATCGTATATGGCGTTGATAAATTCGCCGGACATGGGCACACTCGGATTCTTGTTGCCGACACAATCGACAATCTCAAATCCCTCTTTCTGCAATACCCCGATGAACAGGTCCAGGAATGAACGTTTCTCATCATCTATCGTGTTGGCTGCTTTCGTGGAGGCATCCCCATGTATATAGACCTTAGAGGCGTTCAACTCCCTCAGCCTATTGGCAACGAGTTTGGCGGCTTTGCGTGCTGAGTTGTTGGGACTCTCGGCACATATCTCATCAAACTGCCGTATGCTGATAGTATCGCCAATATAAGCCTGCCAAAACTGAACCGAGATATACGGCATCACGTTGCTGTCGATACTCAGATGAACGGGCAATTCGGGATTATATGCAACCTCGGCGGTATGCTTGCCACGATTGAAAGAACTGAAGAACTCGGAACCGGTGCGGATTACACCCCATTCTCCAAGGGCGTACACGTTGTAATAGTCGGGATCATGTTCGCGGTCATACTCAAACGTGGCGATACACTGCTCATCATAGTAGCCGTATGTCCCATCCGGCGAACCGACAACCCAAAAGTTATTGAGGTAGGTAGTCTGGATAACAACAGTATCGGGCGAGTGCTCT